TCTACCAATTATGGAAACAATAAAAAAATGCATGCATGACTATATTATGAGTTTAAATAATTTTGATTTAATAGACACTCCGCAAAAAAATTTAAATATTTTATCTATTTGGATTAATGATATGCAGCCTCATGAATATAATCCACCTCATACCCATCATGATAAAACAGGCTGGTCTACAGTTATGTTTTTAAAAACTCCAAAATTTATAGATGACACAGTTCACAAACACAAATTTAAAGATGGTAGTGTAGGTTTTGCATTTCACGATAATACAACAAAATACTTTGAGCCCGTAGTAGGTGATTTCTACATTTTTGAAGCATCTCATCAACATTTTGTTTTTCCATATAAGACTAATGATAAAGATCCAACAAGAAGATCAATGTCTTTTAATTTTGTAGATACAGATGTTCAGTAATAAAATTATTTTCTGCTCTCAAAATAAAGAAATGGTAGATGTATGGCCAAATCCAAAACCTGCGTCTCATTTTATACCAGACGAATACAAAAAATTAAAAAGATTCTCTGATAATAATTTTCATAAACCTACTTTAAAAACTTGCATGCCTTTCTTAGATGCAATAACGGCAGGGTACATAATACCTTTTGATCAAGATTACTTAGTGGAGCCTACTGAAACAGATTTTTCAGTAACCCCTGCTAATAGAGAGCAAATGGGATTTGGTTATCACAATGAAGCACAATTACCAAAAGATTGGAAAAAACATACTGGTGAGAATGCAGGAAAATTTCATAATAAGTGGTTAATAAAAACTCCACCAGGTCATAGTTGTTTATTTATAAAACCAATGAATAGATTAGAGGAAAGATTCGACATCATATCAGGGGTGGTTGACACTGATACTTATATAAATTTAATACATTTTCCTTTTATTTTAAAAAAAAGAGATGAACCTTTTTTAATAAAAAAGGGAGAGCCAATGATACAAGTTATACCTTTTAAAAGACAGAATTGGAAAATGTGGGCAGGTTTTTATTGGGAAAAATTACATAACATGACTGCAAACAAAATTCATACTTTATGGATAGACAGATACAAAACATTTTTTTGGAAAAGAAAAACATTCAAATGATAAAATTACAAGATTATATTCATTGCTATGAAAATGCGTTAGATTTAGATGTATGTAAAAAAATAATAAATAATTCAATTACTACTAATTTTAATAAAGCAAATGTAACATTCGGCGACTCAGAACACAGAAAATGTTACACACAAAAATTAGATTTAAAATTTGATAAAAATTTATTTACAGCTGTTGGTAAAGTCATTAAAAAATATAGTGAGGATCATAAAAATTTTAGTACTGGATTAACAATTGAAGATACTGGATATGAACATTTAATATATATTGGTCAACAAGGCGGAGAGTATAAAGAACATACCGACCATGGTGACCTCACTCCGAGAGTTTTAACGTGCTCATTTATTTTAAATGATGACTATGATGGCGGGGAATTTGTTTTTTTTGGTAACACATATAAAATACCACCTAAAGCAGGAAGTGCTGTTGTCTTTCCTAGTAATTTTTGCTTTCCTCATGCTGTCACTCCTGTCACAAATGGAAACAGGCATGCTGTAATAACGTGGATACATTGATGAAAGAAGATTATAAATATGTAAAAAACATACTGTCACAACAAATGATAGAGTATTTATCTTCATTTAGTTTAAAAAAATCTATGACAGGCACAAATGATTTTGATCCACAAGTTCCAAAGTCTTCATCTTTTCATTCAATAAAATCAGAAGTATTTTCTCATCTTATTCATTTCTTGCAGCCAATTATAGAAAAAGAAACTAATTTAGAGCTAAAACCAATTTATTCTTTTAATAGAATATATTTATCAGGATCAGAGCTAAAACCACATAAAGATAGATCTGCATGTGAAATAAGTGCATCAATTACTTTAAAATATTATTACGAGGATAAAAATTACAAATGG